CGCCGCGCGGGCCGCGCGCATCCCGCCGTCCCGACCCCGCACCGCTCGGCCGAGTTCACGCCCGAGGAGATCGAGGCCCTGTGCCGCGATCCGATCCTCGACGTCCGGTTCCTCGACTGAACGGCGGCGGCCATGGCCTACGCGCAAGCCTCCGACCTGATCGAGCGGTTCGGCGCGGTGGAGCTGATCCAGCTCACCGACCGCACCAACGTGCCGCCCTCGACCCTCGACGCGACGGCGGTCGCGCGGGCGCTCGGCGACGCGGCGGCGCTGGCGGACGGCTATCTCGCGCGGGTCTGCGCCCTGCCACTCCCGGCCGTGCCGCCGGTCCTCGTGCGGATCACCGCCGACATCGCCCGGTACTACCTGCGCGGCGAGAGCGTCGAGAAGGACGGCCCGGTCGCCCTGGCCTACCGCGACGCGGTGGCGTGGCTGAAGGACGTGGCGGACGGGCGCGTGCGCCTCGACGGCGGCGCGGGCGCGCCGGCCGAGCCCGCCCCCGGCGCCGCCGGCCGGGTCGAGGCCTCGCGCCCCGTCTTCACCCGCGATGGGCTGCGGGGGTTCTGATGAGCGGCGCCAGCATCCGTATCGAGGTCGCCGACGCCGAGGTCGCAACCGGGCTCCGGCGTCTGGGCGAGGCCGGGGGAGATCTCGGCGCCGCCATGGAGGAGATCGGCGCCGCGCTGCTATTCTCGACGCAAACCCGGTTCGAAACAAAGACCGGCCCGGACGGCGCGCCCTGGACACCGTTCGCGGGCTCGACGCTCAAGCGGATGCCGGCCCGACGCCGGATCGGCCCCCAACTCCTGCGCGACACCGGGCGTCTCTCCGGCAGCCTCGTCTTCAAAGCGGATGCCGAGAGTGTCGAGGTCGGCACCAACGTCGTCTACGCCGCGATCCACCAGTTCGGCGGCAGCGTCGTCATCCCCGAGCGCAGGGGCAGCGCCACCTTCGAGTATGTGGCTGAGGGGGCCGGCAAGGCGAAGGACGGACGCCGCGTCGGCTCCAGGCTCCGGTTCGCCACCGCCTCGACGCGGGCCAAGACCAAGCACACGCGCGCCTTCACCGTCCCGGCACACACCGTGTCGATCCCGGCGCGGCCGTATCTCGGCGTCAGCGACGACGACAGGGCCGAGATCCTGGCGATCCTGGCCGACCGCCTCGCGAAGGCCGGCGCGGAGGGCGCGCCGTGATCGTCCGGGAGATCATCGCGCGGCTGAAGGCTCAGGCCTCGCCGCCCTTCGCCCTCGTCGCCGGCTCCGCCGACCTCGCCGCGCTGGGCAGCGCCCGGCCGCCCGCGCTGCCGGCGGCCTACGTCTTCGTCTCCGAGGAGGCGGCCGGGGAGAACGAGCGGGTCAACGCCGTGCTCCAGCGCATGGAGATCGACGTCTGCGTGGTGGTGGTCGCCGGCAACGTCTCCGACGCCCACGGCGGCGCCGCTGCCGCCGACAGCGAGGCGCTGAAGCGCGCCGTCCGCGCGGCCCTCGTCGGCTGGCAGCCGCCCTCGGCCGAGGACGTCGTCACGAATGTCGGGGGCAAGCTCGTCCGCGCGGCGGGCGGCACGGTCTGGTGGGAGCTGACCTTCGGCACCGCCACCTACGAGGGAGCGTGAGATGGGTGTGCGTGAGGGCGGCAGCTACGTCGCCGATCCCGCGACCGGCGAGGAGAGCCTCGTCGCGCGCACCGCCCCGGCTGACGCGCCGCGACCGGCCGTGTCCGAGCCGCAGCCGGCCCCGGACCCGCCGGCCGCCGGGAAGCCGTCGCGCCGGCCAAGCGCCCCCACAGCCGAGCAGGAGTGACCCGTGGCCCGCCGCTACTACCGCAAGCTCGCGATCCTCGCGAAGGTCGAGGCCGGCTACGGCACCGACGCCGCCCCGACCGGCGCGACCAACGCCATGCTGATGACGGACGTGACCGTCACGGCCATGGAGGGCGACAAGGTCTCCCGCGACCTGCTGCTGCCGTACTTCGGCGATCAGGGCTTCGTGCTCGCGGGGCTCCACGCCAAGGTCGAGGGCTCCATCGAGATCGCGGGCGCGGGCGCCAAGGGCACCGTGCCGGGCTACGGGGCGCTGCTGCGGGCCTGCGGCCTGTCCGAGACGGTCACCGCCGGCGCCAAGGTCGAGTACCGGCCGGTGAGTGCGTCCCAGGAAAGCGTCTCGCTCTACGCCAACCTCGACGGGGTGAACCACGTCCTGCTCGGCGCACGCGGCACGGTGACGGCGAGCTTCACCCCGAAGCAGATCCCGAAGTTCCGCTTTTCCCTCTCTGGCCTGCTGGGCCCGGTGGCCGACACGCCCCTGCCGACGGCCTCGTTCGCGGCGTTCCAGAAGCCGCTGGTCTGCAGCAAGGCGAACACGACCTTCGCCCTGCACGGGCTGCAGCCGGTGATGGAGAGCCTGAGCCTCGACCTCGGCAATCAGGTCGAGCCGCGCATGCTGGTCAATGCCGAGAGCATCGAGATCACCGACCGCAAGGTCTCCGGCACCACCGTGATCGAGGCCGTCGCCCTGGCCGTGAAGGACTGGTTCACGGCGGCGCAGGCCTCGCGGACGGGCGCCCTGCTCCTCACCCATGGGGTCGCCGATGGCGGGATCGTGGAACTGGAGGCCGCCGCCGCCCAGGTCGGCCAGCCGACCTACGGCAACACGCAGGGCATCCTTAACACCTCCCTGCCGCTCGCCCTCTGCCCCGTCTCCGGGGACGACGAGATCACGATCCGCGTCCGCTGACCCGGCCCTTCAAGCCCCCTTCAACCGGAGTTCGACCCGTGTTCGCCATCGCCCCCAAGCGCCTGTTCTGGTGGCCCGTCACCGTCCGGATCCCGAGCCCGGACAAGCCCGGCGCGATCGAGGCGCACGGCTTCGAGGCACAGTTCGAGGCCATGCCCCTGGCCCGCGCTCACGCCCTCGACGAGGCGCGGGCCACGCTGCCGGAGGCCGAGCGCGTGGCGCGGGCCTTCGACTTCCTGTCCGAGATCGTCCGGGGCTGGCGCGACGTGGTCGATGCCGATGGCGAGAGCGTGCCGTTCGGGCGCGAGGCCTTCGAGGCGCAGTGCCAGTTCGTGTGGTTCCGCGACGGCATCCTGGCCGCCTACGCCGAGGCGATGAGCGGGCAGGAGGCCCGCCTGGGAAACTGAGGGCGGCGGCGCGGGCGCTCGCCTACGCCTGGACGGGCCGGGCCGACCCCGCGCGGGTCGCCGGCCTCGACGCGGAGGCGCGGGCGCAATTCGCCCGCCTCGGCGTGGACGCCCCGCCGGAGGCCGAGGATCCGGTCGGGGACAGAGTGGAGGTCTGGGATGATCTGTGGAACGCCTTCGCGATCTTCCGCGCCTGCGCCACGCAATGGCGCGTCGTGGCGACCCCGCACGCGCTCATCCATTGCGGCCTCGACTATCCGGCGGTCGAGGTGGTGATGCGCCGCCTGCTGCCTGAAGGGGCGGATGCCGACGCCGTCTTCGCCGACGTGATGGCGATGGAGGCCGCCGCCCTGCCGATCCTCAACGAGGCGCCGGTATGACGCTGCAACTCGCCGTCAGGATCACGGCCGACGCCTCGTCCCTCAAGCATGAGGTGGCCGAGGCGACGCAGGCCATCGCCCCCCTCGACGCGGCCCTCGCGAAGGTCGGCACCGGAGCCACGACCGGACTTGCCCAGGCGACGGCGGCGGCCGAGAGCTTCGCCAAGGCCCAGCGCGCCGTCGCCACCGCCGCGACCTCGGCGGCGACGGCGACCGCCAGCGCGCAGCGAGGCATGGCGGCGGCGAAGAGCGCCCAGGCCGCCGCGTCGGGCCTGCGCCCGGACCAGTGGAAGAACCTCGGCTTCCAGACGAACGACATCCTGACCTCGCTGTTCTCCGGCGCCCCCGTGACCCAGGTCATCGCCCAGCAGGGCGGGCAGGTGACGCAGGTGCTGGCCGATGCGCCGGGCGGCATCGCGGGCGGGCTGAAGATCGTCGCCGGCCGCGCCCTGGAGGTGCTGACCCCCGTCCGCCTGATGGCGGCGGGGTTCGCGGGCGCTGCCGCCGCCGTCGCCTATCTCGGCGTGACCTGGGCGAAAACGCAGGAAGAGATCCGCACCGGCCTTCTGGGCATCGGCGCGCAATCCCGCGCGAGCGTCGCCGATATCGAGCGGATCGCGGTGAACGCTTCTGCCGGGGGCAGGATGTCCCGGAGCGACGCGCGGGGCGTGGCCGGCGCCGTCGCCGCCACCGGTAAGGTCGACGTCTCGAACATCCCCGGCATCGTCGGCCTCGCCCCCGGCTACGCCAAGCTGTTCGGCAAGGATCTGGCCGACACGGGAGCCGATCTCGCGCGGATCTTCGCCGATCCCGTGAAGGGCGCCGACGAGCTGAACGCCCGCATCGGCGGCCTCGATGCGAACACGCGCACCTACATCCGCACCCTATCCGAGCAAGGCGATCGGCAGGCCGCGATCAACGCCACCGTCCGTGCCTACGCAGCGGAGGCCGAGAAGGCGGCCGAGAAGACGTCATTCTGGGCCAGGGCCCGCAACCTCATTTACTCGACCGGCGACGCGGTGGGTGCAGCGGTCGCGCGCCCCTTCACGGAAAGGACCGCCGCCGAGCGTCTGGAGGCGTCCCGCGAACGTCTGAGGCAGCTTCAGGGTGCGCAGACGCGGGAAACCCCGTCGTCGAGCCTGCTCTCCGGGCTGGCGCAGGATCAGCTTCGCTATCGGCGAGCGCAGGCCGCCTCGGCGGAGAGCGCGGCGATCAAGGCCGCACAAGAGCAGGTCCGCAAGGACGAGGAGGCTGCCGAGAAGGAACGCGCCGAGGCGACCGCTGCGGCACAGACCAAAGCGGCGTCTGACCTGTCCCAGCAGGCCGAGGCGGCCGTCCGCGCCATCCAGCCGGAGATCGACCAGCTCGAAGCGCTGAACGGCAAGATCCGCCTGTTGACGAAGACGCAGGGCGATCTGGACGCGCTCTCCAGCCTGTCGGCCGGCACACGCAGGCAGCTCACCGATGCGATCAAGGCGGCCAAGGGCGGCGTCGAGAGTTACGTCTCGGCCGAGGACAGGGCGCGGCTCTCGGCCGACCTGACCATCCGCTCGATCAACGCCCGCACCGATGCGGAGAAGGCGGCGATCGCCGCCGAGCGCGAGCGCCTCGCCCTCGCCGGGCAGGCCATCGGCGACGATAGCCACCGGCAGCAGATCGAGGCGGCACGGGCGGCGGTGCTCGCCCAAGGCACCCGCGAGAGCCAGGACCGCCTCCGCGACGCGGGCGACCGGGCGGCCTCGGCCGGGCTCCTCTCCTATCCGCGTCAGGTCGCCGAACTGGAGGCGCGCTACCGGGAGATCATCAAGGCGAGGGAGGGCAATCCCACGGCCCTCGCCGACGCCCAGAAATCCAAGGCGCTCGACCGGCAGGCCCTCGACACCGAGGCGATCGGCGGGCCGCTGCGCGAGGCCAACCGCGCGCTGGCCGAGCAGGCCGCCGCCCTGAAGCTCCAGCAGGACGCGTTCGGGGCCTCGACCGAGGCCGCCGCGCGGATGGCCGAGGCCCAGCGCCTCGTGAACCAGTATGCCGCCGCCGGCATCCCGATCGACGAAGACCTGCGCCGCGCCATCGACGCGCAGGCCGGCGCGACCGGCAAGCTCGCCGCCGCCCAGGACGATCTCGCCCGGCGCCAGCGGGCGGTCATCGGCGGCATGGACGACGTGCGCAACGGTCTGCGCGGCGGCCTCACGGGCGTGTTCTCTGACCTCTCGCGGGGCCGAAGCCCCCTCGACGGCCTCGTCTCCTCGCTGAACCGGACCACGAGCGGCCTCGTGGACCGGATGGTCTCCGGCCCGCTCACGGACGCCCTGCTCGGTCAGGAGGGCAAGGCCGGCGGCGGGCTGTTCGGCGATACGCTGGGCGGCCTGTTCGGCAAGGCCGCCGGCCTGCCGAGCGCCGACATCACGGCGGGCGTGGTCAACGTCACCGGCCCGGTCGCCGGCATCCCCGGCCTGACGGGAGCCGGCGGCGCGGCCGGCAGCGTCGCGGCGGGGCTCTCCGGCGACCGGGCCGAGGTCGCCGCCTATGTCCGCGAGGCGGCGATCCGGCGGGGCATCGACCCGGAGACCGCCCTGCGGGTGGTGAAGCAGGAGAGCGGCTTCGACCCCGCCGCCAGGAACCTCACCGCGCAAGAGCAATCCTACGGGGTGATGCAGCTCAACACGATGGGCGGGCTCGGCGCCGAGGCCCTCAAGGCCGGCATCGACGTGCGCGATCCGTCCACGTGGCGCCGGCAGGTGGAGTTCGGGCTCGACGTGGTGAAGCGCGACGGCTGGCGCCAATGGTACGGCGCCCGCGACGTCGGGATCTCCCGCTGGCAGGGGATCGGGACCGGCGGCGACCCGGCGCTGGGCAAGCTCGACGCCTCGCTGCAGCGGATCGAGACCTCGGCCGGCAGCGCCTCGCAGGGCGTCGCCAGCCTCGGCACCGACCTCACCGCCCTGCCGGGGCCGCTGGCGCAGACGAGCGAAGGGCTGGCCGAGGTCGGCAAGTCCCTTGGGTCCGGCTCCGGCGGCGGGGGATTGCTCGGCGCCCTGGCGAGCCTGTTCGGCGGCGGGAAGGAGGCCGCCGCGCCGGCCGCCGTCACGGCGGCCACGGGCGGCCATATCCGGGGGCCGGGCACGGGCACCTCCGACAGCATCCTCGCCCGGCTCTCGAACGGCGAGTTCGTGGTCAACGCCGCCGCCGCCGGCCGGCACCTGCCCCTGCTCCACGCGATCAACGACAACCGCCTGCCGGCCTTCGCCGGGGGCGGCCCGGTCGGCGCGGCCTGGGCGGCCCACGGCAACGGCATGGGCGGTGGGATGGGCGGTGGGATGGGAGGCGGCGGGTTCGCCGTCACCATCAACAACAACCACACCGGGGCCGCCGTCGCGGCACGCGAGGAACCGGACGGGCGCGGCGGCCGACAGCTGATCGTCCAGGTGGACGAGATGACGGCGGCGGCCCTGCGCCGGCCGGGCTCGAAGTCCGCCGCCGCCTTGGCGCAACCCCGGTTGGCCGCGCGATGAGCATCCCCGTCTGGCCCACGGATCTGCCGCGGCGCGTCCTGCGCCAGGGCTTCAGCCAAGGGTTCGCGGACGGCCGTCTGTCCACGAAGATGGAGGCGGGGCCGACCAAGAGCCGGCGCCGGTTCTCCTCCGCCGTGAAACCGATCCAGGCGGCCCTGGACGTGCCCCTCGACGGCAAGATGCGGCTGGAGCGGTTCTGGGACGAGGACACCGCCGGCGGCTCGCTGCCGTTCCTGATGCCCGATCCGATGAGCGACGGCCTGGCACTGCTGACGCTCGACGGTGTCCCGCTTCTCGATCAGGACGGCGCGCCGCTCCTCAACACCGCGATGTGGCTGGTGAAGTTCGGCGACACGCCTCCGTCCGCCGCGAACACGGCCGGCATCTGGTATCGCGTCACCTTCTCGCTGGCGGTGCTGCCCTGATGGCCCGCCTCGTCTCACTCCACGCCCGCGCGGCGATCCAGGGCCAGGAGACCGATCAGGTCCCGGTGATGCTGGCGACGATCACGCATCCCAGCCTGTCGGTGCCGGCCTACCTGTCGAGCGATCCGACTGAGCGGATCTCGGCCGATCCGCTGGTCTACGGCACGCGCCATGCCGGCATCGTCTTCCCGTTCGTGCTGATGGGCGCAGTCCTGCCCGATGATCAGGACAAGAGCCCGCCCAAGACCACGCTGGTGTTCGAGAACGTCGACGCTGACATGGGACGGGTGCTGCGCTCGATCCCGTCGCCGGCGAGCGTCGATCTGGCGGTGGTCCTGGCCGCCACGCCCGACGTTATCGAGCTTCAGTTCACCGGCCTGCGCGCCACGCGCGGCTCCTACGATGCCAATCAGGTGTCGTTGGACATCTCGCGCGAGCCGTTCACGTCCGAGCCGATGCCGGCAGGCCGCATGACGAAGGCCCGGTTTCCGGGGCTGCACCTATGATGCACTGGTCGGCCCCCTATGTTGGACTGCCCTTCCGCGACAAGGGCGACGCCCCGAACGGCGTGTCCTGTTGGGGCCTCGCGGTCCTGGTCTATCGCGAGGTCGCCGGACTGACCCTGCCGACTTTCGCCGACGCCTTCGTCAGCTCGGCCGAGCGCGCGCAGATCCACGCCATTGCGGCTCGCGCCGCGAGCGCATGGCCCTGGAGCGCAGTCGCCGCCGGCGGGGAACGCGATCTCGATGTGGTGCTGTTCCGCCGCGCCGGCCTCGTGACCCATGTCGGCATCCTCTGCGGGCCCGGCCGAATGCTCCACGTGTCGAGCGGCCAGGACAGTGCCGTCGTCGATTACCAAACCGGGCGTTGGGCGCCCCGCCTCGCCGGGGTCTATCGGCACGCCAGCATGCCGGAGGCGCGCCATGTCGGCTGACGTCTCCGTCCTTGCGATGCCCTGCCTCGATCCCGGCTTCGGGCGGGTCGAGGTCAACGTGGTGCCTGGGACCACGATCGCCGAGATGATCCGGCTGACGCTTCCGGCGATCACCGGCAAGGCGCGCGACCGTCTCCGGATCACGATCGGCGAGCATGTCATCCTGCCGGGCCTCTGGGCGGTGGTCCGTCCGAAGGCCGGTACGCTGGTGGTGATCCGGGTCGTGCCCGGTGATGATCTCCTGCGCACGGCGCTAAACATCGCCGTGACGGTCGCGGCCGTCGCCGCCGGCCAGTTCTACGCGCCGGCGCTTCTGGGTGCACTCGGGATCGGGGCGACGGCGACGACGACGGCTCTGGCCTCGGCGGCGATCAGCGCCACGGCCTTGCTCGCCGGCAACCTACTGCTCAACGCGCTCATCCCCCCGAGAGCGGATGCCAAGAACAAGCCGATCTACGCGATCCAGGGCTTGCAGAACCAGATGACGCCGGACGGGGTGGTGCCGCTGATCCTCGGCTTCGTGCGCTACGCGCCGCCCTACGCCGCCCGCCCCTACACCCAGTCGGTGGGTGACTACCGCTTCATCGTCGCTTCGTTCTGCTGCGGCTATGGTCCGCTGAACATGTACGACTGGCGCATCGGGACCACGCCGATCGAGCGCTTCTCCGAGGTCATCCTTGAGGTGCGCGGCGGCTACGCGAGCGACGATCGGCTGAACCTCTACCCCCAGCAGATGGTCGAGGAACCGCTCTCGATCGAGTTGCTGACGGCGCAGCTGCCCGCCGGCGGCCCGCAGATCCGGGCGACGGCGTCGGATTGCACCGGCTGCGAGATCGACACGACCTATCCCGGCGGCGTGTTCGGCACGAACAAGGACGGCGGCTACGTCCCCTTCACGGTGGCGATCGCCACCCGCTACCGCCTCGCCGGATCCGGTGATGCCGGGTGGATCGGCGGCCCGGCGATCGTGGTCACGGCCAAGATGCCGAAGGCGCTCACCCGCACGACCCTCATCACGTTCCCGGCCCGAGGCCGCTACGAGATCGAGTTGACGCGGGTGACCGTGGACTGGGACGAGGCCGATCAGTCGAAGAAGGAGATCCGTCGCTCCGGCCGCTCGTCCTGGTCCGCGATCCGCTCGATCCGGCCGGAATACCCGATCGCCTTCGACAAGCCCCTGGCGCTCGCGGCCGTGCGGATGCGCGGCACCGGCCAGCTCAACGGGATGCTCGACAGCCTCAACGTCGAGATGCGCTCGATCTGCCCGGATTGGGACGCGGCCAGCGGCACCTGGATCGTCCGAGAGACCAACAACCCGGCCTCGCTGTTCCGCTATGTGCTCACAGGCCCCGCCATCACGTACCCGCTGGCCGATGACGAGATCTCAGCGCTCGGCGACTGGCACACGTTCTGTGCGGCCAAGGGGCTGACGTACAACCGGGCGCACGATTACGAGGCGTCCGTCCTCGACGTCCTCGGTGACATCGCCGCCGCCGGCCGGGCGAGCCCCCAGGACACGGGCACGACCTGGGGTGTCGTGATCGACCGCGCCCTCAGCACGGTCACCGCTCACATCTCGCCCCGCAACTCCTGGGACTTCTCGGGCGAGCGGCCCTACGCCGTGTTCCCGGACGCCTTCCGCGTGCAGTTCCTGGATGAGACCTTCGACTTTGCGAAGGCCGAGCGGGTGGTGCCGTGGCCGGGCTTTGAAGGCGACGTGAAGGTCACCGAGAAGCTCGATCTGCCTGGCGTCACCGATCCGGATATGATCTGGCGGGAGGCGCGGCGCCGCCAGTACGAGCTCATCCACCGGCCCGATACCTATACGGTCAATCAGGACTTCGAGAGCTTGGTGGTGACCCGCGGCGACCGGGTGCAGTTGAGCCACGACGTCATCGACCGGGCGCAGGTATCGGCTCGCGTCAAAAACGTGGCCGGCGGGGTCGTCTACCTCGACGAGCTGGTGTCGTTCGAGGCCGGCCAGTCCTACGCCTGCCGCTTCCGGCGGGATGACGGCTCGACGCTCCTGCGCACCGTCGTCGGCCGCGGGGAGACCCAGGCGATGTTGCTGACCGGGGCGGGCGATCTGCCGGCCCCCGGCAACTTGGCTTTCTTCGGCGTCGCCACCCGCGAAAGCCTCGCCTGTACGGTGAAGGGTGTCGAGGCGATGGAGAACTTCACCGCACGCTTGACCCTCATCGATCACGCGCCGGAGATTGAAGCGCTGGTGGATGCCGAGGTGCCGCCGGCCTGGAGCGGGCGAGCCGGAGCCGAGGCGCAGATCGTCGTCGGCGCGCCCCAGGCTCCGCTCATAACCGATGTGGTGTCCGGGCGGCAGGCGGCCGATCAATCCTCTTTGGCGAACCCGTATCCGGTGGTGGTGCTGCTCCAGGCGGCGACCGGGGAGGTTCAGACGGTCGCGAGCTTCGACGTGCAGCATCGTCCGTTCGGTGCCAGCTCGTGGTCCATCGCGTCCGGCGCCGCATCCGCCGGCGCGGTGCTGGTCGCAGGCTATGCGAAGGGCGACCGGATCGAGGTCAGGGCGCGGGCGGTCAGCAGGGCCGGTTTGGCGGGCCCTTGGACGGCGGTGGTGTCGTCTACGGTCGGCGCCACCGATCCGGCCGCGCCGAGCCCGCCCCAGAGCATCACCCTGGCGAGCCCTTTGGCGGGCGTCATCCAGGTGACTGTCACGTCCAGCGCGTCGGCGCAAAGCGTGTTCACCGTGATCTACATGGCCAGGGGTGCCGACAGCCTTTTCGCCAGCGCACAGCCGATCGGCGACCCCATCGCCAGCGGTCCCAACGTGACCCTCCCGGCGATCGACGCCCTGAACCTCGTGTCCGGCCAGGTCTATCGGTTCTGGGCGGTCGCCCAGGACGCCAGTTCGCCTCCGATCCAGTCGGCTCCCGCCGGCCCCGCCGCGACGGCTGCATCGTGATGCGAGCATCCGCCCCCCTCCTTAGCCGAAAGGCCTAGATCGAATGTCCGAAGGTATCCGGACCGCCAACATCCCTTCTGGCATCCTGACCGAACTCCTCGGGCATCAAGATCTCGGCGGCGGCGTGCTGAAGACGGCGCGGATGCCCCTCGATCTGTTCGTGGCGCTCGTCCGCGACGTCGCCGCGGCCGACCCGTCAGGCGTCGCCGGCGTGCTGACCAAGGTCACCGATCTGGGGAATAAGCTGACGGGCGAGATCACCGATCGCTCCAGCGACACGGCTTCCCTCCAGAAACAGATCGCCGATGCGGGCACGGCGATCATCGCGGTCCAGGCGCTGGCCAAGGGGGCGAGCGACGGCGCCGCCACGTTGCAGCAGCAGATCGTGACCCAGGGCAGGGCCGTCATCGATATCGATACGCGCCTCGTCCAGACCAAGGCTGTCGTCGATGGCAACACCGCCGGGATCGGCGTGCTCCAGAAGCAGATCGTGGCGATCAGCGAAGCGATCGTCGATCAGACGTCCGGCCTCGGTGCGAAGCTGTCGCTCGGTGACAGCGACGCGGCGGCCCCCAGCGATCGTCCCGGTGAAGCCCGTCTCTACTTCACCACGTCCCTGGCTGGTGGCGATCCATCTGGGCTGGCCGCACCGGACCCATCGCTCTGCTCCAGCGGCAACAACGGGCGGGTCCTGCGCCTGACCGGCACGAGCGTGGTCGCCCGGCGCCGTCTGGAGCCGATCGAAGCCGGCCGCTCATACCTCACCCGCGTGGCCGTTCGCCGCCGGGTGAACGGCTCCGACCCTTCCAACGACGGCGTGCGCGTCGCCGTCGCTTGGTACGATCAGAACCGTCTTCCGCTGGTGGGATCGACCGCGCGGACGATCATCACAGACATGCTCGACCTCACCGTGGGGCGTGGTCGCCAGCAGGCCGGCGCGATCGTCTCGACAGCCGGCGTCACGGCATCGGTGAAGCCTCCGGCCGGTGCCTGCTATGCGCGTCTGTTCGTGCAGTTCTTCGGGACGGACCACGTCACCGATCTCGAAGTGATGGCGTGGCGGGACGTCACCGATAGCCAGGTCTACTCGCCCGACCTGACCGCCTTCACCGGACGCCTGACGGCGATCGAGAGCGGGGCTTACGGTGACCGGATCGGCCTGCTGGAACAGAACGCCGCCGCGCCGCTGTCCTCGGGCTTCAGCTCGGCCGCCGCCGCCGCCGCTGGGACCGTTCCTGCTGCGGTCACCATGCTGGACATCTTGGGCTTCAGCGACGCCGGCGATGGTGCCGGCGCCCGTTACAAGCGCGCCGCTTACCAGCCGACCCATCCATGGGCCGTTCGGTCCAAGGATGGTTCGTGGTTCGAGCAACAGGGTCGGCGCACCCTGGAGCAGATCGGCGGCAAGGGCGACGGCGCGACCGACAACCGGCCGATCCTGCTGAAGGTGGCGGCCGGCTCGATGGTCAACATCGACGCTCCCGGCACCTACCGGTTCGCGGCCGGGCCACTCGGCGGCGCGGGCTCGATCCTCTCGGCGGGGCCCGGCGTGCGGTTCGCCAGCCCGCAGGGGACCGGGGCGCTCAACTTCGCGAAGGGCTCGCGGTTCGAGGCGTGGCACGAGGGCGCTGACGGGCAGGTCCGGTACTTCGGGCATCGCCCCACCGGCCCGCGCGCCATCGGTACGGGGGCGCTCGACGCTGGCTTCTCGGCCGCCTCGTGGATGTTCGATGTCCGCGACGACGACAGCGACGTGGGCAGCAGCTTCCGCAACGGGACGGCCTTCCGCCACATCATCACGGGCGGCAAGGGCGGTGTGCAGGCGCTCTACGCCTCGTGCTTCTTCAAGGGCACTACCGGGGCGCACTTCAATCCGAACTACACGGCGGGGCAGTTTTCCTACTATCAGCAGGCGCCAGACGGGGGTTATCCGAATTCCGACCCGAACGTGAATGGCGGCAAAAACGTCTATCGCGGGGCTGGCTTCGGTCTCGGCGCGGCCTGCTACACCGATCCGCAGGCAACGTTCCTGCTCAACCAGACCGCCGCCGAATTCAACGTCTTCGGCGCGGCGTACAATGCGGCCATCGGCGGCCCCTCGGTCTCGATTTGGACCAACGTCCAGGCGGTCAGCGCGCGGGCCACGCGCGGCATCGACGTGGACATCGGCTACGTCCTCGGATCGCAGGGCACCAATCAGCAGTACGGCCCGGAAGTCGGCTGGCGTTACGGCTGGGGGGTCACCGATGTGTTCGGCGGCATCCCGCTCGCTCCGGACAGCGCAATCTTCGGGTCGGAATGGAAGTACCGCACCACGCCCCTAGCGGTCCGGGCCTTTGCCGACCTGACGGGCTTCTCGTTCTCGGACGCGGTCCTCAAGACGAACCACATGCGTCTGAACGAAGGCGCCCTCCTATTCGACGACAAGCAAGTCATCGGGAAGCGTCAGGCGGCCGTCGCCAACGCGACTGACGCGGCCTCGGCCGTCACCCAGCTCAATGCACTGCTTGTCGCGATGCGCACCCACGGCCTCATCGCTTCATAGGGAGAGAAGACATGCGACAGTTCATCATCAGGGAAGACGTCCTCGGCGCGGTGGCACAGTGTATCGGCGCGGCGACGCACGGTGTGCCCTACGGCCAGGTAGCGGCGCTCGTGGCGCGCCTCGACAGCCTGCCGGAGGTGCAGCCCGGCCAGCCGGACAAGGCGAAGGCCAACGAGCCCGCACCGGAGGGGGCGCGGCAGGCTTCAGAGGGGGCCGCCGCCGGCAGCACGGAAACCACGCCGCCTACCGCAAAGCCCGGAGCCGCGCGGAGGGCAGCTCCGCAGGCGAAGAACGTCTGACCATGCAGCCCGCATCGGCAGACTTCCAGATCCGCCGCGGAGACAGCGAGGCTCCGCAGGTGGCACTCCGCACCGAGGAGCCAGTCACCTTCCTGCGTGGCAACCTCGTCGGGCCCGGTGACGTGGTTCAGTGGACGGTGGGGGCAGGTCCGGCCAAGACCTCTGCGCCGAATGGCGGCCTCGTGCAGGACGCCGCTGATCCGGGGCTGTTCAGCTATCCGCTGACGCCTGCCGAGGCCAATGCGCTCTCGGCCGGCGCCACGCCGTACCGCGTTCGCGTCGTCCGCAGCGACGGGACCGAGATCACGCCGCTCGTCGGCAATTTCATCGTGAGCTGACCCATGGCTTCCTCGACAGCCCCTGTGCCGATCGGAGCATCCACCGTTCGTGCGGTGAAAGACCCGTGCCGGAACGTGGTCGAGGTGGTCGTGCCCATTCTGCACGACACGCTCAGGGCCTGCGAGGAAGCCGCGAACGCCTACGTGGACGACAAGCTCGCCCACCTTCAGATCGCGGATATCCCCATCCTGGAGACGCGCTTGGCGCAACAGGACGCGCAGATCGCCGCCGCCCGTTCCGACAGCTTCGTCTACGCCTTCCTGTTCGGTTGACGCGCCCGTGTACGAGGATCGCCCATGAAGACGCTCATCACGACCGGCGTGGTCTTCACGCCCTCCTCACGCTCGCTCGATTTCTCCGCCATCAGCGGTTTCGACCCGTCCCGGCTGTATGGGGTCATCAATGCAACGGCGGGCTCCAAGATCTATGCTCCCGGCATCACCGGGTTCGGCTACCACGCCTACGCGAACGGGGTGTTGAGCCTGGAAACCGACACGACGGCGATGGCCAGCACGGACATCCTGCTGATCGCCTACGAAAGCTCCGCCAGTCAGAAGGTGGACGGTTCCGGTGTCACCCAGCCGGTATCCGCGCTCGCGCTCCCGCTTCCGCTCGGGGCGGCGAAGGACGCCAGCCTTCAGGACATTCTAGCGGCGATCCGTGCGCAGCGGTTCGAGACGATCTGGACCGACGACACCGGCGCCCGGTTCATCCGCCTGGACAATGGCGGCACGATCTCCTGGACCGACATCGCCGGGAACGCCTCGGCGGCCCCAGGCACGGGCGTTCGGCCCGACAGCGACAGCGGCACTGTCGTGTCGCGATACACCTACCTCGCGAGCGCCGCCGGCACCGGCTACGTCTCCGGCGATCTGCTGGACCACATCATCGTGGTTGACGGCGACGCGGGCGACCTCGTCTCGAACTTCTGGGTCAACATCACCCAAGGGACGAAGATCGCGGGGCCGACGAACGGCACGTTCTCCCCGGTCGATCAAGGAACCGATCCGGCCTCGCCCGTGGTGGCGAACCAGGGCACCGGCACACGGGGTTGGCTGGCGACCATCGCGGGGCTGCTCAAGCGAGGCGCCACCAATATCGCGGGGGCGTTGTCCTTCGCGCCGGCCACCGATGTCTCGAACCTCGAACCGGCCGGTGTGAAGGCGACGGCGGCGACGATGCAGGCCGGCGGCGTCGGCCTCACCGGCTGGCTGTCGTCACTCTGGATCGCGCTCATCCAGCGCAGCACGTACTTCCAGCCCTTCACAGCATTCGCGACCTCGGCCAACGGTACCGCCGCCGTGGGCGCTGCGATGAGCGTGGGGGCCTCGCCTTCCCCCTGGGCAAAAGCCAGGGCTATCTGCACGGCGACGGCCACGGGTGGCACGTTCGCACTCCAGGGCTCGAACGATGGGTTCGTGGCGTCCTTCTTCTATCTCGCTCAGGCATCCGTCACGACCGCGAGCGTCCCGATCCCGCTGGAAGCGCCGGCCTGCATGACTGGCGTGCGGCTCGTCTACACGCCAGGGGCCAACGCCGCGATCATCACCGCCTCTCAGTCGCTGCACGTCGCATGACCCTGACGGCCATCACGGGCGCTTCAGGTCGCATCGGTCGGCGCGTGGAGGCGGTGGCCCGAGCTGCTGGTATGACCGTCCAGCCGCTTTCCCTGCCGACCCATGATCTTCTCCACTCCGGCGAGTGGCAGGGCGTCGTCGCCTCGGCCGATGTCCTGATCCATCTGGCCGGCATCGTCGAGAATGGGGCGGACGTAGCCAGCGCGCAGGCGTCGCTCAACATGCTGGTGAACGTGCTGGGATGGTTCCAGGGCAGGCGTCTGATCATCGCGAGTTCGCTCGCGGTCGAGCCAGAGCGGTTCGGCCTTCCCTATCGGTTCAACTATTACGGGGCACGCTGTCTCGCGTCCGAGGCCTTCTCGCGAGCATGGGGCGAGTGTAGGCCTACGCGTCGCGTCGATGTCCTGCGGTTCGGACAGTTCGGAGCGCGGTCCTCCGACATAGGTCATGCCGCTACTTGGCTATCCGCCGACATGCTGGATGCAACGGTGGGCGCGGTTCTGTGCGCCGAGTTACCGGGCTTCCATGTCCGGTATGTCGTGGGCTCCGCCGGACCCTTCATGGGGCATTTAAGGCCGCCTCACGGTCCGCAAGGTGATGACATTTGAACCTGCGCGCCGTGCCATTTGAATTTGCGCGCTACACAAATCCGCGACCAGCTCCGCGCCTAGGTCGACCGGGAGCGGAGGGCACGATCCCCTCATCGGCGACTGGTCCTATCCCACGGAGAAGCGTGAGTGCCTCAGCGGCCCACTCTTTTCGTCGAACCCCATCTATAGTGAAGCAGCAGACACGGGCTCCGGCCGTACCAAAAATCAGGGACCGGTCACTCCCCAACCCATGATTTGTTGCAATGCAACATTTGCGGCAGCTAGCTGTTGTTAGACTGCTACCCTCGCATCGCCGCGTGAGGGACGGCACCGGGTCGCCCGTTCGTCGGACGGGGCTGCGGCGCTGCCATCCTCCGAAAGCGACACGATGCGCCTCGCAATGAGTCTGGCCGCCCTGGGGCTCGCCGCCCTTCCGATCCCCGCCATGGCATCCTCCTGCGCCGAGCAGATCGGAACCATCGAACGCCGCCTCGACAGCGCGGGCGCCGTCCAGGTCACGGGCTTGCAGGCGGGGCATACCCTGCGGACGGGCTCGCCCCGCGGCGTGACCACGGTCCGCCTGGACGCGCCGAGCGACCCCGATACGGTCTCCACCGCCGTCCACGTCGCTGCCGCACGGACCCTGATCGCCCGGGCGGTCGCGGAGGACCACCGGGGCGACCAAAGAGCCTGCGAGAACACCATGACCGTGGCCAAGGGCATGATCGGCGCCCTCCCGTAGCGTCTCGTTCGCCGGGCGGCTCGCGCGCGGACCGGCCAGCACAAGCACGAAGGAAGCGTGA